GGGAGGAACAGAGGAGTTGGCAGCGCATAAAAAAAGTAGCCACTCAATACAGGGTTATCAGGCGCATATTAGAACCGGCTGCGTTTAACAAGGATCAACACGACGAAACAGGAAAGTCGTTGGCAGAGAAATTGGAAAATTACGGATTATATTATTTGCCGGCAACAAAAGTCAGGACACAATCAGATAAAAGAATTGAGGACGCGCTGACGTATAGTAAGGTTAATTTGGGTGATCACGAGGAATACATTAAAAAGCCGGAATTATTTATTTTTGAAACTTGTATCAGGACGATATTTGAATTTGAGCATTATTCTTGGGACGATTGGACTGGAAAAACCGCAGAAAGAAAAGGGCTTAAAGAAAAGACCATTGACAAAGACGACCACGCGATTGAATGTATCGGACGTATCTTAATACAAGAACCGAAATTTGTTGAAATACCGACAGCACAAGACGAGGGCGAGGAATACGACCCCGATCCATACGAACATTAGTTATCCACAATTTGACACTTGTTGCTTGACTTTTTATTTTATGGTATAATGTAGAGCGTAATAATCATTAAGAGAAATCGCTATGAACATTACTACGTATCCAGTTGAGGAATATAAAAAATGTCCGGTGTATTTTCGTAGTTGGAAAAATCATTTTGAGTATTTAACGATAATTAAAAAGGAATTATACACGGCGCATTTCACTATATTCCCAACGTTTATCAATAAATTATTATATCTGTTCAAATTACAAAAAAGTTATTACAGCCAACAGCAAATCAAGGCGGTATTGAAAAGATTGCGCGATATGGCTGAAACAACTATTGATTATATTACAGAGGACAGCAAAATTGAAAGATAATAAAATAAAGTTGAGTAGCAGAAAAACGAAAGCGATATTTAAGAAAAAATAATAAACTAATACTACTGGAAATCGCCGTTTCCGTAGTATGGCAAAAGAAACAAAAGAACAGCCTACAGCACAATTACCGCCAGTTGAGGAAGCGAAGCCGGTTGAAAACGACGACGCTAAATTGATAAGGCAAATTGAGGCAGAATATCAGATAGCATACAAGTTTATGCAACCGAAATTTACGGAGTGGGCAATGCGTTTGAAACTTTATAACAATCAAAAGAGGGATAAAACTGCCGTTGGCGATCCACTTTTATTTACGATCCACCAAACAATCTTGGCTTCTCTATATGAGGACAAGTTGTCGGTGGATTTTTTAGGTAGAGAGGAGGGGGACGAGGAAACAGCCGAGAACTTGGTATCTTTGGCTAATTTTGATTATGACGAAATGGAAAAGGATATTTTGGACTACGAATGGGATTGGGACGCTTCATTTTTTGGCAGAGGACTTTGTTTGGAAATGGAGTATGACAGAAATCTAAAATGTCCACAGCCGGAAATTATTGATATGATGACGTGGTTAAGAGATCCACGAGCAACGTCGGTTAATGGCGACAGAAAAGGTAGAGGCGCAATGAAATTTGGAGGTAGAGAAATAAGATTATCAAAGGACGATATGCGCGAAGCCGGGATTTATACTAATTTTGAGGATCTTAAAATTGACGCCAATGACGTTAATTCGGTAATGGATAAAAACATTCAGGCAAGAAAAGAGGCACAAGGTTATGACGATATAACAAAATTTATGGACGACTTGGGCGACAACGGAACATTCCGCTGTTTAGAGTGGTTCACAATTTATAAGGGGAAAAAGATGTTAGTTACATTGGCTAATAACCGCAAGACAATTATTCGCAAAACTGAATTAGGTAAGATATTTCCGATTATTGATAGAACTATTTATCCGATCTCGCACGATTGGGACGGGGTTAGCGTTCCGGACTTGGTTGAGGACAAACAAAGAGCGCGAGCTGTGGTTGAAAATTTGGGCATTAAGGGCATTAAAGTTGGACTTAACCCGACTTACCTATTCAACACAAACAAAATTCAAAATAGAGGCAATTTGAACGTAGCATTTAATAAACATATTCCGGTTGACGGTGATCCGACAAATTCTGTGGTTGCGTTGCAAAGACAGGCAGTCAAAGCAGAGGTCAGTTGGATTATGGAGGTTTTGGATACTGCCGCGCAAAAGGCAACAGCCACTCCGGACTTACAACAGGGTGCAACGTCAGAGGAAAAGAGAACAGCAACAGAATTAAATCTTGTTTCCGCAAAGGTAGATACAAGGTATTCTTTATCGGCAAAGATTTTTGGCTGGTCAGAAAAAAGGTTTTGGAGGCAATGGTATGACTTATACAAAGATCACTTTGAGGAAGGAATTGACGAAAAGGTTATCAGATTGGTTGGTTCAATGGGTTCAAAATGGAGGACTTTGACGCGCGAAAACATTGTTGCGCACACAGATCCGGACATTAAAATTGAAAGCAAGGTTGTTTCAGAAGCAAAGAAGTTTAATGAACTTCAAAAATTTAGATTATGGCTTAAAGATATTTTGGCAACCGATCCAAAGAATAGCAACATTAGATTTGCATTAAAGAAAATTGGACGCTTGTCAGGATTTACAAAGGAGGTAATAGATCAGATTTTACCGCCAACGATTGACGAAATGAATGCAGAGAAAGAAAACGATATGCTCAATTCCGGCAAGAGGGCTGACGTAATGGTTTATGACGACGACTTTATACATATGGAAATCCACAACAAGGTAAAAGATAGTCCGGTTAAGACAGCACATATAAACGCACATAGAAACGCAATGATGTTAAAGAGAATGAAACCGGAATTTGATATAGCGAAAACAAGACCAACAGAGGTAGTTGAGGAGGCAAACATTATTCCGGAATTTTCTGGAATGAATACAGGAGGCGCGCAAAAGAGGGCGTTGCCGGTAGCACAATAATTATTAAGTAAAAAAATATGGAAAAAGCCAATACAAATAGTTCAACTACTGGAAACAATGAATTAAACGAACCAGTAATTATCGCACAAGTTCCGAAAACAATTATTCCGACGACTGACGAGGACAGGATCAGCGCATTGAAATCATTGTTAGTTAGCGCCGGTTGGAAAATCATATTAGAAGTTTTAGAGGGGAACATTAAGTATTTAGAAAGCATTGTCTTGGATAGAAAGGATCTTTATACTGGCGCAATTATTGACGACGAAAAGGAAATAGAAAGCGCGAGATTAAAAAGGGCTTTATCGGTTGAATTGAAAGATTTGCCACAGACGTTGATTAACAAGGTTAGAGGAATAAGCAAGACAGAGGAGGAGGAAAATGACGATCCATATCCACAGACGCAAAAAGATTTAGACAAAATGGAAAGTTTAGAGGAAAGTAAAGATGAAAAAGAGTAATGATTTGCACATTGACAACTGAATACGTTTAATTAAATCGTGTTGAGTTTATAGTTAAACTCGCAGGCGATTTGGAAAGTTCGCTGAAACTGCCTAATTTATGAGGGATTTTGGCGATTTCCTACTTCATAGTCCGCTCGTAAGGGGGGATAGCTCCGGGCAACGCTCGGCGCAAAGTAGGCGGTTTCATTGAGCTTTCCAAAAGTTCTGCCGGAACGTTTAGTCAATGTTCCGAGATTATTCCGCTGTATTTTGGTTTCGGCATTCACCAAATTAAAGCGTGTAAAAAACAAACATGCCAGAGATTGACAACAATCAAACCGCCGATCAGGACGTTGAAAAACAACCTGACGCAGGCGAGAAACAACCTGACGCTGAACAGGACAAAACAGCCGACGACGGCAATGGGGAAGCCGGCGACGAGAACAAAGACGGAGGCGATCCTAATGACCCCGAAAAAGGTCAAAAAAAAGACGCCAAAGTCCCTCCAAAAAAGGCAGACGACGACAATGACGAACCGCCAGTTCGTAATGTCAAAACTCCCAAAGATTTTATTATCGGACGACAAAAGGATAAAATTGAAAAGTTGCGAGGTGGTAAAAACAAGGGAGGTGATAATGACGAGGAAGCCGACGAGGACGACGATAAAGTTGCTCCGGAGGACGAAACGCTTATCAAGAAAGTCGTCGCGCCAATGCTTGAACCGCTTGTAGAACAAAATCTAAAAGCGCAAGACGAAAAGGAAATCGCAGAGTTCGTTAAGGCAAATCCTGAATTTGCTCCATACGAAGCAAAAGCTCGCAAGTGGATTGCGCACCCGTCGCGCAGACACCTACCTGTTGAAACTGTATTTTTTGAGGTAGCCGGCAAAGATCTGTTAAAGATCGGAGCTGAACGCCAAAAGAAAGCCGACGAGAAAGCGAAAAATACGCAGACCGGAGGAGGTTCTAACAGAGGAGGAGAGGGAGGCAAGAAAAAAGTTGCCGATATGACGGACGAGGAATTTGCTAACGAACAAGAACGCGTGAGGCGCGGTGAACAACCTCAAAAATAATTAACTAATTAGATAAATCGTAAAAATGCCTTTATTATGAACACAACACGAACCGAAATCCCAGCAGAAGTGAACAATTTTTATGACAGAACTCTTTTAATGAGAGCTGTTG